CTCCCGAAGAGTTTCAGCAGATACTGTTAAAACAGAATAAGGACTATATGTATCTTGAATAAACTCTTCTAAGTGTTGTTGACCTTTTGGCCATGCATCAATGCCAGCCTTTAAGAAATCGTTTGCAATAAAAAATGTCCAGTAATAATCAGAAGAACCATATAGTCTTTGAGACATCTGATCTGGCCTTTCACCTGATTCAACTCTTTCAAGTGTGTAATTAACATAGCCATCTATAAGCTTTTCATTTACATCAACATTACGAAAGATATCAGTGATTTCGCTCAAATCACCATCAAGTTTGAGGTCGTATAAAGCGCTAGGAAATTGTGTAAAAAAGCTCATTAATTATTCCTCCTGTTTCTAGCGCTTCTTCGGCCTGGGTCACTTCTTGAACTGAAATTACCATTTATTGGCGGTGGAGTCGGGCCACCATCATCTGGGTTGTTAAAGTTGTCTTCTTGGTTTAGGTCATTCTCTAAATCATCAATATCATTTCGTGTAAGTGCTCGTGTTTCTTGAAAAGTAACAGACAAGTCAATTTCTACCGGTGCAGCATTATTAAAGAAAATATTTGCATTAGGATTATAGTTTGTTTCAACCGTAGTAAGATAGCATTCAAAAAGCTTTGGCATAAATTCATTTTCAGTCAATCCGCCTGCTGTAGTTTTTAAAAACTTAATTTGCCACTTACATGGATAGGATAATAGTAATGTAGCTGGGTCTGCTTCACCCGCTTGATCAGCAGTATGTCCTGCGTATGACAAACCTTTGAATCTTCGAATTATTCTTTTTATTGTATTAGTTTCTAGTTCTGATTCTGGCACAAATTTATATGAAAAGTTAAATGAGCGAATACCATTTCCAGAAAATGTAGTATTTGTATTAGGATTTATTATTGTACCTATTGTTTTAAATCCTTGTTCAGCAGTAAAGCCAGGAGTTATTGCTGCTACTCCTTTCTTGGTCGCGCCGATCCCTAATGTTTTGAGTATTTGGCCCCTCATTTTTTCAGCACCGAATACACCAAAATCCGTTGTGTTAAAGTTTGCTTGATCACTTACGCTTAAACCAGTTGGTGCAGGAAGATAAATAACATAGCTGCTTTGCGGTGATTTATTAGACGAACCGCTATCTAGTTGGCCTGCAAACATTGCAACAGAGTGTGATGATCCATCTTTTAGTGCATTAAGCTTTTCAGGAAATGTTAAATCAGCAGTATCGTCTTTAGTTTTACTCATATAAGTATTTATAAGAATGGCATACAAAGGAAAATACAAAGTAAAAAACACCAGTAAATATAATGGCGACCATACAAAATGTATATTTCGTTCTTTATGGGAACGTCAAGTATTTAAATGGTGTGATGAAAACGCTGACATTTTAAAATGGTCGAGTGAAGAAGTAATTGTTCCGTATCGTTGTAAGACTGATAATCGTTTACATCGATATTTTCCAGATTTACGTTTGACAATGAGCAATGGTAATGAGTATTTAATTGAGATTAAACCCAAGAAAGAGACAAAGGAGCCTAAGAGGCCTACTCGTAAGTCACAGAAGTACCTTCGTGAGGTAATGACGTACATAAAGAATCAATCTAAGTGGGAAGCAGCAAATGAGTATTGCTTAGATAAAGGTTGGACATTTCAAGTATGGACCGAAGATACTATTAAAGGATTAGGAATTAAGTTGCTAACTTGATATAAATAGTTAAATGGCACTATCTTATTTTGAAAAATTAGAAACAGACGCGTTTCGTTCTGGCGTTCAACCAAGAACTAGAGAGTCATTGCAATGGTTTAAGAAAAGATTAAAAAGTGTAACAAGAGTTCAGAATAATCAAATATTAAAAGACCCTTTACTTAATCGAGTAGCGAAACCTTTGATGGGTCGAATGTATATGTATTTTTATGACCCAAAGACAAAAGAAACTCTACCATATTACGATCGCTTTCCATTAATCATTATGGTTAAAAAAGAAAAGGGTGGATTCACAGGTTTGAATTTACATTATTTACCTCCCGTTCTAAGAGCAAGATTTTTCGATAGATTAACAGAATTTACAAATAACAAAAAATATGACGAGAGTACAAGGTTTCGATTAACGTATAATTTTTTAAGAAATTCATCAAAATTAGAACTTTTTAAACCTTGTTTTAAAAGATATCTTACAAGTCAAGTAACAACAAGAATAACAGAAGTGCCAGCTACCGAATGGGAGGTTGCACTTTTTCTTCCAACTGATAAGTTTGTTAAGAACTCAAGAACTACAGTTTGGAAAAAATCAAGAGCAATGATATAAGATGCCAAAACATATCGATAATTTACAAGCAGCAATTAACAGACGGAAAGGGTTTGCTCACCCAAATAGATTTAGTCTTACGTTTCCTATTCTTCGACAAGTAGTAGATAGCGAACAAGCAAGAGATATTGAATTTTTTTGTGAAAGTACATCTATACCAGGTAGACAAATTTTAACAAACGATTATGGACCAACAAGACAGACAGAAAAAAGACCAAATGGATACTCAAATGAAGATGTAAATTTTGTTTTCAATCTGACAAACGATTATTTTATAAGAGACGTATTTAATAGATGGACAAATGCAATTGTTAATAGAGACACATACGAAGTTGGATATAAAAGTGATTATGCTTTTGATATTTTTGTTCATCAATTAGATGAAGAAGATACAAAAATATATACGGTCGCATTAAGAGATGCTTTTCCAGTAACAGTTCAAAACATAGATTTAAATAATACAACTACAGACTCTGTACAGAAATTAAATGTAACGATGGCTTATAGAGATTTTGAAGAATTGAAAGGTGAGCCAATAGGAATAGTGCCGGCACCAATTGCGGACCCAACACCAGCTGGTATTACGCGCAATGGGAACTTTAAAAGAAATTTATCTAGACCACCAAAAGATTACTTAGACCCGACTTTACCAGATCAAGCAGCATTTAAACAAAATAGACAACCAAGTGGTGGTCCATTACCGAATAAAGCTGATGTTATACAGAAAAGACGTAAAATACCTACTATCATTCCTTTCTTACCACCTAAAATAAATCAGATAAATAGAATAGCGAGAATATTTGGAGTCACTGCCACACAGCCTGGGAGCGCCCAATAAACTTTAAATTATTAAAATATTATGCCATTACCAAAATTAGAATCAACTAAATATACAACTCAAATACCTTCTACAAAAGAAGAAATTGAGTTTCGCCCTTTCCTTGTAAAAGAGGAAAAGATACTTATGATTGCACAAGAATCTGAAGATGAAAAACAGATTATGTCTGCGATGAAAGAAATTGTATCAGCCTGTACCTTTGGAGAGGTTAATGCTGATGAATGCACACTTTATGATATTGAATACTTATTTCTCCAGTTGAGAATGAAAAGTATCGGTGAGACAGCCACTATAAATTTAAAATGTGATAAATGTGGAAAATATACACCAGTAGAAATCGATTTAAACGAAGTCAAAGTTGTATTTCCAGTAAATGATTTAACAAACACGATCGCTTTAACAGAAGATATAGGTATTACACTAAAGCCATTAACACTTAAAGCCGCTGCAAAAGTTGCAGGCAAAAGTGAAGAGGTCTTTAACCAAGCGATTATTCAGTCAATCGATTCCGTTTATGACGCTGATAATGTTTATAGCTCATCTGATGTAACTGAAAAAGAGCTCCTTGAATTTATTGATTCAATGTCACATTCACAATTACAAGAAGTTCAAAAATACCTAAACGATCAACCAGTATTAAAACACACAGTCAAGTTCACATGCAAACATGATGGACACGAAAACGAGATAGAACTGAAAGGAATTGCATCTTTTTTCTAATAGGCCTTTCTCACGATTCGCTGTTAAATCATTATCATACAAATTTTGCAATGGCCCAACATCATAATTACAGTTTAACAGAATTAGATAATATGCTACCATGGGAAAGGCAAATTTACGTTTCATTATTAAAAGATCACATTAAAGAGGAAAACGAAAGAATACAAAGGCAAAATGCATCTTCAACTAAAAGAACTTACGCATGAGTGACGACGCTCCAGTAACATCAAAAGACTTCCAAAAGCTAATTAAAGCTGTTCAATCAACTAATAAAAAGTTGGATGCACAGGCTGAAGCTAGCCTTGGTGGCGTTGGCGGTGTTATTAAAGAGCGTATCAAAGGAATTAGTGATGTAATAAAAGCACCATTTGAAAGTATTGAAGCAGGATTAAAAGCTCCATTCGAAGCTGTATCCGGCACACTTGAATCTGTTGGAGAAGCAGCAATGAAGCCCTTTGAGTCTTTTAAGAATGTTACTCAAGGTTTTAAAAATCTATTTGGTGATAATGAAGAAGAAAAGGACACTGCAATACTCAATGAAATACTCAGTGAAATACAAACCCAAACTAAACTTTTAAAAGGTGATAAAAATAGAGAACAAAATCAAGATTTAAAACAATTAGAACAAACCAAAGAACAGCAATCAACCTTTAAATCTATTGCAGATGGTGTTTCTAATATTGGCGGTGTATCTGATATACCTGCATCAGTTGCAGATGAAACAATAAAAAACACAAGTGGTGGAATCGTTAAAAATATTTTTGGAGAACTACTTGGAACTATAGGTGCAGCTGGCCTAGTTGCTAGTGCTACAGTTGATGCACAAGCAGCTGATGCATTATCTGAAAAAGACAAAAAGAAACAAGATATTTTTACTAGAACGCGTCAAAGCTTATCTAAAAGATTAACTTCTCCTTTATCAAAAGCACTTGGTGGTGGAGCTCGGCCTGCAGAGATTGTTAACGAAATACCAAATTTTAAACTTGAGACTCAACGTGAAGGTGAAAGCGATCAAGTAGAATCGATAAGTGATATAAGTGAGGCCTTTTTAAAGCCATCAGATGTAGGTGCAGCAACAAAAAATCAAACTGATTTCTTCGGAGGTGAAGACTTATTTGGTAATGTAATATTAGAGCCTATGACAGGAATCATAGATTCTGTAGAAAGTATGAAAGAAGATATCGTAGTTGCATTGGAAGATGGCAATAAAATTTCTGAAGATGGCAATCAACTTATGCTAGGAAACGACTTAAAGAAGGCAGAAGAACAAAAAGAGTTCAAAGATGCTTTAAACAAAATAGCTGATAAAGATGAAGAACCGGGTGGAGGATTACCAGAACCCAAGAAAAAAGGTGGTATTCTCGGCGGTATTATGGAATTCCTTAAAACAGGAATTGCAGCCGTGGCAAGTGGCGTTTCTGCATTTGGCGCCTTCGTTGCACCAATTTTAGCAGCTTTCTCTAAATTTATGGGAGTAATAAAAGTAGCCTTTGCCGGATTATCTAAACTTGCCCTGCCATTAACAATTGCTATTGGCGCCGTCTCTGCGATTTTCGGTGCAATTAAAGGATTTAAAGAAGATGGATTTGCAGGAGCAATTAAAGGAGCATTCACTGTTGCGTTTGATGTTCTTGTTGGAAGTATAGCTAAATTACTTGGAAGTATTACCGGTGGATTGCTTAAATTGATAGGTTTAGAGGGTATGGCAATTACACTCAAAGAAGGTATTGAAAATATACTTACCTTTCTAAAAATGCTTTTTACTACACCGATTGATATAATTAAAGGATTATTTACAGGTGATGTTGATTTGATAATGGATGCTATTTCTGGTTTGTTTAAACAAGTAGGTAAAGTTCTTATGAGCCTATTTAAGGCTGCATTTGTAACGTTATTTGAGTTACCTCTTCTTATTGGAAAAATCATTAAAACTATACTTTTAGATATACCAGTTGCTATTGGAAAAGGATTATTTAATGCAGTAAAAACATTATTCATAAGTTTACCAATCGCTCTTGGAAAAGCTCTTGGTGAAGGTATCTTTTCTCTAATAAGCCTTATACCAAAAAGTGTTATAAAAGCCATGAAGGCTGCTGGTGAAAGTATCTTTGCTCTTGGCGACTTATTCATCGACGGAATTAAGTTTACTTTTGATCTTATTAAAAAGGGTATATCAAATGCATTTGAAATGGTTGCTGGAATACCGCAAATGCTTATTGAAAATATAATAAGCGCAATTGCAACTCTTGGAAAAGTATTTTTAAGATTACCATTAGCTGTTGGTGCTGCCATTGGCGCTTTATTGCCAGGTGGAAAAACACCGGGTGAAGCATTTACCGAAACGTTAATGGGTGATAAGAGCACTGAAGAAAAGAGTAAGAAAAAGCAGGAACGAAAGTTTGGATTTTTCGGTAACAAAAAAGAAGAAGACACAACTGCAGTCGAAAAAGTTGTAGCCACACAAGAAGAAAGAAATTTCACAATGGCAGCTGAGAGATTTGACAGAAGCGAAGCTAATTTGAAATCATTTGAATCAGAAGCTGGCGATGATTTCACAATAACAGAAAGATTACGCGAAGGCGGAGACCCGAGTGACCCAACTGATTTTATAGAAGAAAAAGTATATAACGACCCTAAAAAGCAAGCACAATTCGAAAGACTAAAAGAAGTTAAAGATAAAGCTTTAAGAAACAAATCAAAATTGGGTGGAGGATTAGTCAAAGCTTTCAAAGAAAAGTTTGGTAAAGGCCGACGTGCAGCAGCTATTGCTAATAGTGAATTAAGTCAAATAGGTGGTCGAGAAGGCTTTTTAGAAAAAGTACAAAATAGAACTGGAGCGACAATGCTCGGCGAACAAAAAGATAGCATGGATAGAGCAGCACTCCAACAAACTTTAAATGAACAGCGTGAGCGTACTGGAAATGTAGTGTT